GGGTCGTACAGCCAGGAGTAATGATTGTTAAGGTTACCAAACGTACCATTGAGTGCTAACTTGTATGTTTCATTTATTAGCTTTTTACCTTCTCGTTTTGCTGCTACCCTTGTATTAAACATATCTTCATACAGACTCACAAACTCTTGACCTAAGTGCTGGGGACAGAGATTGTACTGAATAATCAGCGATGGGTAGTAGGAAGTTACGTCAGAGTCTATAAATACCTCATCTTCTTCAGGTGTTAGGATATTAGAGTCATCTTCTGTGTGGAGTCCACCAATACCATAACTATATACCTTACCCTTGAAGGTAACTTTCTGTGAAATATTGGCTCGTGTACCATTTCTATAATCTTCTAATAGAGCGTTAAATTCTTTTGTGTTGAACCAAACACTAGGGACAATACATTCAGCCAAGGAGAGACCTTCTCTGTGCGTCCTGAGCTGTCTTATCTCTTGTTCTTTCTTACCAGTCTTGTTTGAGTATAGGCGAAGCAACAATGAAACACCTGTTGAAACACCGTCTCTGCTCATTACGTTCAGACCATATTGTTTCTCGATACCAACGCGAAGATTAAGCTGATCACCAACGTGTTGTGCTAGATGTTTTGTGAAGATAACATCGTTAAAGTTGTATTTAATCACTTCATCCATCATTGTGGTAGGTATCTTCTCTTGTGGTGTGAATGGTAGGTCTTGTAGTTTTTTCCACTTTAAGGTAACCATCAAAGACTTTAGACTGACTCGTAGCTTTCTACTGAACAGCATACGAATTAAATCAATACTTGTTTCTTCTAGGCTGTATTTACGAATTAAGTCCCACTTCTCCTTACCTTCTTCCATAGTAATGAGATTCTTAGACAGATTGAATATTTTCTTATTGGTGTATCCACTACCTGCCGCAACAATAATTGGGTCATCGTAGCTATGATTGTTATAACCAATTAGTATAGGCTTTGAGTCTAGAAACTCTTGTATCTGTTGCGAATCATTCCTTCGTTCACTAATCTCAAAGACCTTACTGTCTTCTCCCTTGTATGGTATAACAACAGCGGAGAAGAAGTTAGGTGCAACTTCGACATCATAAACGTATAGACTCATACTAAGGCTTGTATTGACAGCTTTTCCTCACACTCCCGCAAGGTAGAGACTACGTTTTGGTTATCGATACTACGTTTCTTATATAATTCTATACTACCCTTAATACTATTAACAGAGTAAATACAAGTGCTATGGTCTCTGTTTACAACACTTCCAGTATATGTTGTTGAACGATTCATGCGCACGTTGATTATGTACATTATTATTTGTCTTGCAAGAACAAATTTGGGATGTCTTCTTCTACCTTGTACATCAGATCTTGATAAATGCATTACTTGACATACGGTATCAATAACGTCTTCCTCTTCTAATTTATCCATATTGTACCCACCGTTATGGATTCTTACCCAACGCTTTAATAGCCGTTGTTGGTGATCAAGTTTTTCGATGAGTTCTTTTGCTTCGTCTATTGTCATAATTGGTTTTTTTAAAATGGGGGTGAACATAATTCCACCCCCGTATATTAGATATTAAAATGGTAAATCATCCTCAACTACTTCGTTAAGTACCTTATCAGCTACTTGTTTTCTAGCCTCAAAGTGTTGACCAAGAAGATAACCTGACAGATGTTCTTGCAAAGTGGTGTCGAGTAATTTAGCTGTTTCATTTGTATCTTCAGAAACCTTTTTCAATGCAAAGACTGGTACTTTAAATTTAGTAGAACCTTTCTTACGTTCATCCGATCCTTTTACCTCAACAGCGGCATCGTATATTTCATTTTTGTTATCGTTGAAGAACGAAGTCCACTCACCAAGAGTAGCACCTTTGAGTTGTAGATTAGCAAGTTCTAAGGTATCCCCATCAACCTTCATAGCAACGTACATACTACGAATATATCTAGCACCAAGGCTATTTATTTTGTCCTTGATTTCACCATATATACCATTGAGAAGATCATCCTTAACTTTGAATGCTCTTATCTTTAAAGGTTCGATACGAGTGTCACGTACCTCATTAGACCATATACCACTCTCACTTGCATCATGCCATCCCTTTATGGTTGTTAGCTGGTCGAGTACTAGGAAAGTAATCTTGTCTCCAAGATCAACATTTTTTCCTGCTTCTTTATCGTAGTACATAAACGATCCATTTTTCCAATCGATAAAGTACTTACATGGGTTAGCGTTTCCGCTGTTGTTGTTGTTCTGATTTGAACGGCTCATAATAAATTGAATTTAGTTTTACAAAAATAAGAATTAATTTTTAAAATGGTGCTTCTTCATTTGACCATCGGTGATTTAATCGTTGTGAAGTTGGTGATTCTTGTTTTACTTCAACACTTTTACCCCAATATTCCTGGACAGGGTCAACATTATTACAGGTATAGCCACAAGCATTCTTGTTGAATATCATCTCAACTGGCTCATCCTTTGGTGTGTGCTTACCACCTGTTTCTGTGTCTTTTATTTTGTCCACATGAATTTCTGTTACTCTCCATCGTGCCTCATCTTTTAGATCGCGGTGTACGATAAGGAAGTCATCTGTTTTGTTTGGTTTATTCTGTCCACCTTCAACATCATGCTTGGTAGGAACAGCTTGGTCACCATAGCTTCGGTTAGTTCTTGCAGCAGTAGATGTGATATGGTCTGTAATCCAAACAGAGGAGTAGTTACTTTTAAATGTCTGTAGCTTGTTTAAGTTGCGCTTGTTTACACTGTACTCATTCTCACCCATTGGTAACTCGAATGCATTGTATGGGTCACCAATTACAACATCATACTCATACCCTTCGTCATAGACAATCTCACACTTGAGCAGGAAGTCATTGATAGTATGTTCACGTTTGGCAGTCATAAACTTAAAGTGATCAGCAACAAACTTACTTGCTTTTGTGTGATCATCCACATCAAACAGTTTAACACTCTTACCGATGTAGTATTCTTTTATCTTCTTACGGACATGACCATCACTGTTTTCTTTTGAGTACACAAGAAACTTCCATTTGTGAAACATTCCAGCAAGAACAGCGAAGTACCAAACAACATAACTCTTACCTACATTGTCACGTGCCGCAATCCAAACCAATGTATTCTTCTTGAACAACCAATGCTGGTCAAGTTTAGGTATACCTGTAGACAGACCCATCTCCAAAGAACCATTAATGAATGCCCATTCGTACTCATCCATCTCAACATCATCAGCCATGAAGTCATAAGAACCATCACTCCTACGTGTGAAGTCTATAGCTTTTTCAATCTCCTTAGCTTCGTTGAGTGGTCTGTTCTTACCATGCTCGATACCATCCTTAATAGTCTTCTTTGCCAGGTTAAGGTCATCAGGATTCTTTTTCTTTATCTCCGTAAGTATATGGTCGAATGCTTCCTTCTCTGTTAACATACCAATAGCAACATAACCACCAAGTAAATTAGATGCACTAAGTAGTGTGTCATGCTTGTTACCATTCTTACCTGCACGAGTGTGTGCAATCATAGTCGAGGTAATGTCTAAGGCTCTCTGTTTCTTTCTGTCTTTTTTATTCTTCTTCCAATCAATATATTGGTCATCTGTTAATGTCTTGTCCCAGACCAATGAATGTGTATTGGTATAAATATTAGGATCATGTGATTCAAAACAGAGTCTAGAAAGATTCTTAGAAGATGTGTCTAGTTCAGGATAACGAGACAGTATAGCATTGTAATACTGCGTATGCTTCTCAAGGTTAGGTGGACATTGTACTAATGCCTTCACACCATTACCACTAGGTGATTCCCATGCAGCATAAATGTAACTGTCTTTGCTTAGTTGCATCTTCTTTATCTTAACATCAACATCATCAAAGTCAAGTACAAAGAAACCTGAATGCTCAACTAGATTTTCATCTGTTCTTTTATCACCATTTATTACACCTGCAAATACAATACATGGTAATTCTGTTTTTTCTGTTTTACCTGACCTAATGGATTCAATAAGTTTTTTATGTTTATCACTTTTGATTCTATCAAGTGCAACACTAACAGTTGTATGGTGCGGAGTATTGCTCCGCATATGTTTATATGCTGTAATCATTTTTTATTGCCTAATATAAATAGTATAATTATTATTATCCAAATCATGTTTGCTTTATTAGATTCTGAGAGTGGTCAAGAAAGCAAGTTACCCCCTACCCCCTGGAAGAGGATAACCTTTCTCTGACCTTTTGCTCAATTGAGTTCTTTCGATTAGGTTGATAGTGGGAAGCAAGTTACCAGAAGACCCGTTACTATCATTTAACAGCACACAGTTTGGTCTCACTTCCATCGGTTGTTTTTGCATGGGATACCGATCTACCCCATTAATATGTTTGGCAAATATATAATTAGTTTTTAGTATACCAAACATATTCCAACAATTTTGATTCGAGTTCTTCTTGATTGATATGTGACAGCTCTTCGTTGGTAAGGTGTCTACCATATATTAACAGTATTGCTTGTTCTAGATTCATCCTATTGATAGATTGTGTTGCAGTTCATAGACCTTCTTTCTTACCTTTTGCTGGTCTATCTTGTGCAGCTTGTTAAACATTGTTGATTTGGTTAGATGAATGCCATAGGTATCTGATAGCTTATGGGCAATTTCTTCTACTTCTTTTGGTCTCATATTGCTTTTAAATATTTTTTTGCACACGCTCTTTTGCGCTAAGGCGCAATTAGGTTAATCAAATTGGAAGTTAATTTGTCCTTCGGTTTCTGTTCTTGCGTTTAAATCGTTTGTTCCACAGAATCCGTTACATTCAAATAAAGGCTTCACTTCCATTTCAGGCTTATCGTTAATGCAAATTACATCGGGGTAATCAGGATGCTTTTTAAGAAAAATAAACTGCATCCATTTTAACCCTGTGTCTTTTACTTTCTGCTTTGCTTCTTCTGTTTGGTCTTTAAGCATAGTCACAGGCTCACCCTTTAATTCAGTCAGTTCGTGTTCCATATTTGCCATTGCTTCAAACTTTTGAGGAAAATCACGCTTCATCTTTTGCCAATAACCTATCCCACCTTGTACGCACCCAGTTTCAAAGCAGTTATTGTTTCTAAAACCCATTTGGTACATAATCGGTATTTC